TTTCTTGGAACTGCTTCAGAACGCCGTAAGCGTTTAGCAGAACAGAACGTACGTGGCTTCCAAGGTTCTGCTGGAACAATTTCTAGCATGTATCCAACACTTGCTGGAGCATCACTAAGAACAACTCCTTTATCAGGAGCACTATAAAAGAATCCCGGGTGGACCGACCAGCCCCACACGGCGTACAAGACTGGTAGTACAAGCCGATATCAGATGCCCCGTTTGATATTGAGGTGTGCGACAACTACTATAAAAGGGAGAGGTTGCTATGAGCAACAACCGCGACAACTACTGGGATGACGAAGAAGAAGATGACGATACTGAAACATCGTTTGCTTCTGACACCGACCTTGTAAAGAAACTTCGTAAAGCCCTCAAGGCTGAACAGAAGCGAGCCAAGGAGTTAGAGTCCAATTATCAGGAACTAACTAAATCTCAGAGAGAGCGAATAATCAAGGATGCACTCGCATCCAAGGGCATCAACATGAAAGTTGCTGCATTCGTACCTACTGACATCCAAGCATCTGAAGATGCTATCTCGGCTTGGTTAGACAACAACGCTGATGTATTTGGTTACACAACCAATACCCAGCAAACTGCTGTCGACCAACGCGACATTAAAGCGATGCAGAAGATGGACAATGTGCTAACTGGTGCTGATTCGCCCACCCCTGGAGACGATATCGAAAGCAGAATCGCTAACGCTACAACTCCAGAGGAAATTCTTTCAATCCTCGGCGGTCAATAAACCGCACATCTCAATCAGAAAGGTAGATATCGCCAATGGCAGATGTCTTTTCAACCACGACCTCTGGTTTAGGTTCCAATCTTGTAACGATGGCTTACGACAAGTTGATCGAACTCAACCTTCGTACAGTTCCTCAATTCCGTGCAATCGCGGACAAGAAGGTCGGAAACCCAACCCACGATGGTTCCTCAATCCGCTTCCAATTCTACACAGATATTGCGGATACAACAATCGCTGGTGCAACTCTCGCTGAGACAGTTGACCCAGATGCAGTAGCAATCCCAGCAACCACCACTCTCGACATTTCACAGTTGGAACTTGGTCGCGTTGTTCTCCCAACTCGTAAACTCTCATTGATGAGCCTTTCCGATGTTGATCCATGGGTTGCTAACGCAGTTGCGTTTAACATGGCGCTTACACTTGACAATGGTGTTGCTGCTGTTCTCGATGCTGGTACAAACGTTATTCGTGAATCCGCTGGTTCACTTTCAACTTCTGCTGCAAAGACAACAATCACTGCAACTGACACCATCAAGTCACGCGACGTACGTTACGCTGTAACCAAGATGCGTGCTAACAACGTTACACCACGTAACGGTTCACTCTTCTTGTCATACATCCACCCAGAAGTATCTGCGGACCTCCGCACTGAAACTGGCAACAACGTATGGCGTACACCACACGATTACCAAGCAGCAGGTCCACTGTATGCTGGCGAAATCGGAACATGGGAAGGTGTTCGTTTCATCGAAACACCAAACATGACTAACACCCAGTCAGGTTCTGGCACAGGTGGAACTCAGACCCGTGTTTACAACACCTTCGTTCTCGGACAGCAAGCACTTGCTGAAGCAGTCTGGAAAGAACCAGGAATTCAATTCGGTAACGTAGTTGACAAGTTGAACCGTTTCCGCCCTGTCGGCTGGTACGGTATCCTCAACTGGGCTATCTTCCGTCAAGCAGCACTCTATCGCATTGAGACCGCTGCAACAGGTCGTCCAAACGCTTAGTTTAAGTAGTTAGACGGATGGGGCTAGGGGCAACTCTAGCCTCATCAGTAAAATTGCTTGGAGGCAATAATGGCATACTTCTTCACCACTCCCACTATCAGCGAAGGTCCTGCTGGTTATGGTAGACTATTCTCAAGGTATCGTCTGCTCAGAGGTATCACAGTACTTAAGGTTGATGGAGTGTATACAGAAGTACGTTTCCCATCAAGTGAAGAAGTGCAGGCTGCTGATGTTGCTTACATTGGTGGATACCGATATGAAGTAGATGCTGCTGAGAAAGCAGATCTAGAAGCAGCAGGATATACAGTGGAGACTGTGTGAAACATTGGGAACATCATCCAGAACCAGTTGATGGTTGCTTTGGATGTAAGGGACTTAGTTTGCAAATGAATGCTGGTGATGCAAAAGCCAGTAATGAATCTGGTATGACAAATAAAGAATGGGATAACGAACTCAAAGCATATCGACATGCTAGAGCACAAGGAATCCAACCAGCAGGAACATCAATGAAAAAAATTCGTGAAGCGATGAAGGCATCCGAGACTCTTGGAAAACCTTACGATGCTGACACGATGCCACAAGCAACATCTATTACAAAAAAATCTGTATCCACTCTAAAGGAAATAGGGGCAGTATAATGTCAGCAAAAGGCGAAAAGTACAAGTCAAAAAAAGCAATGATGAAGCACGAAAAATCAGAAGGTGCTAAAGAACGAAAAATGGAATATGGAATTAAAAAACCTAAACTAAAGAAAAAGGGTAAGTAAAATGGCAAAAAATACACCGTTTAAGTTTACTGGTGAAGGATTAATGCCAAAACCTAAATCAACGGCAAAACCTAAATTAGTACCAATGCCAAAACCTAAACCGACTTCAACACGTAAGTTTGCTGTAAACAAAACTTGGAATATGGGTAATAGATAATCATGGCAAAGAAAACAACATACTTAGGTAACATTGTTAAAGAAACAAAGCAATTCGCCTCTGCCTGGGCTAAGACTAGCAATGCTAGTAACCAAGTTGGTCCTGGTACAGATGCTAGAGCAAATAGATTAAAAGCAAAAGAAGATAAGGCTTTTGGTCAATTATTTGGTGCTATTGTACAAGGACGTCGTTATGACGATAAGACAGGCAAGCAAATCAAGAAGTCTGGTAAAAAATAATGGCAAAGAACAAGATGCAAAAAGTAATGCACGAGTTCAAGACAGGGACACTCCACAGCGGTAAAGGTGGAAAAGTTGTCAAGTCTCGTAAGCAAGCCATAGCCATTGCTATGTCAGAGGCTAGTAAAGCAAAGAAAAAAAAGAAGTAATGTCATCTGGTCAGTACAAGACTCATCGCGGATTTAATCCCATTCAGATTAAAGATGGAATGGTTGTAAGACTCCGCAAAGATGGAAGAGTCAAAGCGATACTCGGTAAGTATGGGGAGTACAACAAGAATGAAAAAAGACCCGCGTTTAACTAGGGCTGGTGTATCTGGCTTTAACAAGCCAAAGCGTACTCCCAACCATCCAACTAAGTCACACGTTGTTGTAGCAAAAGTTGGAGACAAAGTAAAGACAATACATTTCGGTCAGCAAGGTGTATCTGGCTCTCCGAAGAAACAAGGCGAATCTGCTTCCTATCGTAAGCGTAGAGAAGCGTTCAAAGCACGTCACGCTAAGAACATCGCTAAAGGAAAAATGAGTGCCGCTTACTGGGCAGATAAGGTGAAATGGTAATGCCATACAAAGGTAACATGAGCGATGGTGGCGGAAAGCAAAGAGTTTCGCAAGCAACTATCGCATCAATTAAAAAAATGGGAATGACTGCTGCCCTTAAAAAAGCAGGCACATCAGGTAATGGTGAATTCGTAGAAGGTATCCGTCGTATGTACGGTGCTAAGCGACTCGCTGCTGCTCAGAAATCAGCAAGTATTTCTTCACGACCACGAGGCGCAAGAGGATTTGGTCCTGCAACCTCTTCTAAGTCAGCATCAAAGTCAGCACCTGCTGCTCAAAAGCCAAGTGCTGCTCAGATCGCTGCAGCAAAGGCTCGTGCTGGTGGAAACGCTTCTGTGTATTCACCAGGAACTGTAAAGAAAACAGCAAGCACATCAGCAAAGTATACATCGCCTGCTGCTAAGAAAGCGGCGGCTGCTGCTGTCAAGCGCGCTGGTGGACGAACTGCCTAATAAAAGGACATCATGACAACAACCTATGCTTCACTAGTAAATGAAGTTTTACTAAGTCTTTCTGGCTATACACTACGCCAAGACCGTACAACTCACCTTACCCAAGATATAACTTCTTCTGGGTTATCTCTTAATCTTGCTAGCGTTAGCAATATAGGCAAGGGTGTTGTTGAGATTGATGATGAACTCATTTGGTTAGATAGTTATGACCGAGTTTCATCAACAGCAACTGCTGCTCCTTATGGACGTGGTTACATGGGTACAACTGCTGC